CATTTAACATGCCTTCTCTTCCCGGATGTGCTGCCAGTGCATTATCAAAGTCGCTCACTCTCGGGTTATAGTTGCTCTGCTCTCCCCTGCGGCTGGGGTGGGTTTTAAAGATTATTTTCATTGGGCATCCCCGGTCAGATACATATACTCTTTGACCCGTGCGCGTACTTCTTTTCCGTTGTCAAAAATAATGACTATCTGAGCGCTATCTGCCCCATTAAAATTTCTAGGATCGATTTCATAAATTTTTATTTCTTTTATAATTCCGGGAATCCCCCAGGGTGTGTTCCCGCCAACTCCTAACCAACATTCATTAAGGAATACCTTTTCAACGTTCATGCCTTCCCCTCCATATCCTCAATTGTCCGGTTCAAGTACCATGCAGCTTTCTTCAAATCTTCCAATCCGCCCTTTTGCTCGTGCCGGAAAATGTACTTAATGACATTGCCCAGCTTATATGCCTTACTGCCTTCCATGCCTTCTGTCAGTTGTTCGATAATCTCAATGACTTCCACTTTGCCCTGATAGTGCGGCGGGTGGTTTACGCTGTCGATGCTTATTCCAGCTTTTGCTATCTTCCCTACAACGCCGCTGTATTCTTCGCTCATTGGTTTACCTCCTATACGCAAATGCTCTAGTCACCTTGTTCTTATCCGCCTGGTGGAAGAGGGCCAAGAAGACCTCTCTTGCATCCCGGCGCTGTATTTTTGCTATCTCTTCCAGTTCCATGCCGTCGTTCCACATTTCTGTTATTTCGTCCAACTGCCATCTCGGAAAGATAAACTCTAATTCGTCTAGGATGATGACGTTATCCCTCGCTAACTCTGAATATAGCTGCGGCGCATGGTGCATCGTATTCATGAGACCTCACGCGCCATTATCTCTGCTGTCATTCGGCGCATAACCTCATCCGTTTCCCGCTGTGCTGCTTGTCGGTCATAATCGCAGTTTGGATTCTTGCAGGGATAGATTTCCGCGCCCCAGGTATGCTGTATGGTAATGCCTCCGGTGCCGTTGCAGGTTGTGCACATTTAAATTCATCCTTTCCGCAGTCTGTAATCGTTACCTTCAACCTGATACAATCTATCTCCGCACATTCCTGTTAATCTGCTGGATGCTGCATATCCAATCTTTTCACTCAATGTCCCAGCATCCTCGTTGGAACTGAATATGATTGGTCTTTTATGCAGATAACGCTCGTTTATGATTTGGTAGTACAAGCCCTCTTTCTGCTTTATTTTTATTGAAAAAACCACGGATGCAGCTCTTACAAAAATAACTGCGATGAAAGTGCACAACATTGCGTTTGCATTCAATGCATATTTTGGAATTGCTATCGATCACGGACATATCAGCTCACCTCATCCGATTTATATGGAACTCCGTTTTTAAATTTATATCCCATTCTTTCTGCTTTTCCTCTAACACCAAAAGCACTCCTGTCCAGACGCTCGGATATTTCCTCAAAGCAATATCCTTTTTCTAACATTTCGACTAACTGTTTTTCCTCTTTTTCGGTGTATTTTCTATTATTAGGCAATCTGACTGGTCTTTCTTTTAAACCCAAATCAAGTATTCTTCTTTTGACTGCAGCTTGAGTCCGCTTCACTTCATTAGCTATTTCGGGATAAGAATATCTATGTTGTTGAAGCATCCACTTTAACCTTGCGTCATCACCTGTGCTCCACGGTGTGTTATGTGGTTTTGGTGTATGCAATTTGGTCAATTGATCCGCTTTTCTTTTCTCTTCCACCCATTCTGGTTCTGGCCCAATCGATAGCCTTTCCAGTCTGCTAAAATCTAGCATGTGCTTATTGTCTTCTGCCCACTTCCAAAAATCGTCGTATGCTACCACTAGGACTTTATTTTCTACTGCGAAAGTTTTCTTCTTAGCTGGAAAACTATATGACTTAATCCAGTTCTTTAAAGTCCCATAATCTGTATTCAATACTGAAGAAAGTTGACTAACTGTAATTCCGTCGTAGTGTGTTCTAGCGTCATCAAGACCGATTCTTTGAGCCTTTAACTTAACTGCATTTATTGACCTTCCTAGCTTTTTCGCAATCCCTTTTATGCTGACCGCACCCCAACTGGATTCAAGATACTCAATATCTTCATCGCTCCAGCGTCTTGCTTTCACTTTTTTCAACGCTTATAACCTCCTTTCACTTACACAGTACACGCTGGTCAGAATGGGAGATCGTCATCACTTATGTCGAACGGCTGGTTGTTGCCAAACGAGTTTTGGTTATTGGTTTGATTTTGTGCTGCTCCCTGATTTTGATATTGATTTTGGTTGTTTTGATTATTGTTCTGGCTACTGTTTTGCTGGTTTCCAGATTGATTCTGCCCGCCGCCTTGGCTGCCTTGTGACGAACCTTTTGACTCCAAGAATTGAATGCTTTCGGCAAGAACCTCCGTAACGTAGACCGTTTTTCCGTCCTGACCTTCATAAGTCCTCGTTTGAATCCGACCATCTATGCCGATTTGGTTTCCCTTTTTCATGTAATTAGCAAGATTTTCGGCTTGTTTTCTCCAAACGACTCCATTGATGAAGTCCGCTTGGTTTTCTCCATTCTGGTCTTTGAACGGACGGTTCACCGCAATATTAAAGTTGGCGACCGCTATCCCATTCGGTGTATATCTGAGCTCAGGATCCCTTGTTAACCTTCCGACTAAAACCACTCTATTTAAACTCACTTACATTCCTCCTTGAACTTTTGCTTTGACGATTTCCAATGCTTGCTTTTCTGTAAAACCACTTTTAATTAGCGCTCTGAAATATTTATGTTTCAAATCAGCGTCCATAATTAATGCTTCAACATGTAACGGCATTTGCTGCTTTATTTGCTGAAGCTCTCTTGCGAATTGGATTCCGCTTGATTGATTACTCATGAGGATTCAGCCTTCCTCAATCCGTCCAAGTATTTTCTTGTTTCCTCCACGTTTGGAACAGCTTTGTCTTGAACAGCGCTTTTGTTCATGTTCCACTCAACCCACTTTCGTTCGGTCTCCTCTTGGGAATCGTTTGGATCAAAGACCATTACAGACTTCATCCCCATATACATTGGTTAATTCATCCCTTTCAAAAATTGTTTTCTTCGGTAATCTGTACCGTTCATAATCACTGGTTCAGCGTTCATCATCATTCTTGAGAAGATGCGGTTTAAATCTCTCGATGCTGCAAAGTCGTCGGAACTTAAATTTGTTGTATAGACATTGTGCTTACCGGCTCTTTGATCAATCACTTCGAAGATTTTTTGCATCCCCCAACCGGAAATGTCTCCTTCTGCACCGATATCGTCAAAGACAACCAAATCCGCATCATAAATGGCACGCAATACTTCACTCTCCGTTTGTTCGGAGTTCTTGCCGTAAGTGCTTCTTAATTTTGTTAAAAGTTTTGGCGTCGATATGAAAATCGTTGAGTAACCTTTTTCCGTCAATGCCTTTGTTATAGACACTGACAAATGGCTTTTTCCTGTTCCGAAGGATCCTTGGAAGAATAAGTTCCTCGGTTTTTTTAAGTCGAATTCCCGAACATAACGTTTTGCCTTTTCAAGTTCTTCACTGAATTCTCCCGGTTCAAAGTTCTCAAAGGTTGCATCCTGGAGCGCCGGATTGATCAAACTGTTTTCTTCAAAGATGGCCCTGACCTTAGCTGCCTTCGCTTTTTGTTGATCGGCTTTTATTTTGTCGAGAATCTCGCAATTGCAACCTGTTGTGTGTTCAACTTCCTGACCTTTATACGGACCAATTGCGTGTTTGAATCTGGCCACCTTTACTTCTCCCCGACATTTCAAACAGCAATAACGGTTGATAACTTTAAAACTGTCAAATGGACTAGAACCCGTAGTCATACTTCTGCTGATCACTTGACTGATTGGTTGCAAGGTTTTCACCGCCGTTTCTGTTTTTCAGTTTTATCAAGCCTCTTCTTGCTTCTGGTTCTTTTGTGTTTCGCAAAATGCCAAGAGTATATGATTCTCTTTTGTCATCATGCTGATCAATGTGTTTCCAAAGAGCGTAATGAATCTGATTTGCAGAATACTTTTGTATTTTTTCAAGAAATTTCACAAGAATATTTGCAGATATTGTGCATGTTTGCCTTGTTAGGCGAATACAATCAAAGTAAGAGACAAGCAATTTAGAATTAATCCCTGCTGGTAGGGCGTTGGTTTGCGTAGCAAAATCAACAAAGGTTTCAATCTCTTCGGTGGTAGTCAAATTCTTGTTTTTTACTGGCGCTTCAGCGATATACTCTTTTAATGTTATATTGTTGTTTATATTGTTGTTTATAATGCTGTTTATATATGTTGTTATAGTGTGGTTATTGAGTTGGCTATCCTGTTGGCTACCTTGTTGGTTATCCTGTTGGTTATTTTCGTTTTTCAAGTCGTCATCCTCCTTACTGTCGCAAGGGATTTCGGGTTTTCCTTGTTGGTTATCCTGTTGGCTGTTGTGTTGGTTATCCTGTTGGTTATCCTGTTGGTTAATTTTTTTGTTATAATTTGTTAATTTTTGGTAATCATCATAATTTGAAACGGTAATCAATAGTCCCTTGTTCCTTTTGTACGGCTTGGAAATTATGTGTCCATCATCTTCCAGCCGTTTAATAGATCCTCTTATCTCCGCCCTGGTCCATCCAGTTTCGTTTGATAGACTTAAAGACGAAGTGATGAGCTGCCCACGTTTGCAGTTGGTGCTATTTTCGTAGTTTGCTAGATAGACGAAAAGTTGATATAGCATCATATCCTTTGTCTTTTTGAATTGTAATCGGGGTTGGATCACAAACCCCGATGTTTGTATTGAATTTTCCACCCCGATTTCTCCTTCCTTACGGCACAAAGACCAACTTTCCAGTAAGCTCCTGGATCTCCTTTTTAAACAACTCCTCATCGCTGTTCGTGTCCGATAGATGGAGTAGGTGGATTTCCTGCACTTTACTCAAGTCATTCGCCAATAAAAAGTCTTTGACGTTTTCTAATGAAAAGTGAGATTTTACCAACCTCCTTTTCATGCCTTTGTGTGCTCGTCCCGTTCTGATGTTTTCGTTAAGAATATCCATGCTGTAGTTGCATTCAATCATGATGTGAGTTAATCCATTGAAACGGTAACGAACATAAAAAGTATCAGTGGCGAATAAAAGTTTTTCTCCCGCTTGATTAGCGAGTAAGAAACCATACGGCTCACTTACATCATGCTCCACGTCAAACGGCAATATGGTCCAAGTACCGATTTTGAATTGACTCCTGCTTTCCACTGTCTTTATTCGATGATGATTCAATCCGAGAGCCTCTTTCGTTCCTGGTGACATATAAACATCGAATCCTCGATTAGAAACTTCTTTCACTGCTTTTGAATGGTCTTTATGTTCATGTGTCACTAAAACTCCGGAAATTCCCATCGTGTTAAAATCAAGCGCTTTTTGAATCTCTTTATAACTGATTCCACATTCCAACAGGATCTGGGTGCTACCGTCTGAAACCCAGTAGCAATTCCCAGAACTACCTGTTGCTAAAGTTTTAATTTCAATCACCAGCCAGGACCATCCGTGCCAGTTAGTTGTTGCACTTGTGGTTGAGTCTGCTGTTGTTCTTCAGGTGCTTTGTTTTGTTTGTTTACCGCCGGTTCTGGTTCGAATTCAGGTTCATTGAGGGAATTGTCTGGAACAATGTCAATCACTTCCCTGTTGGCGTTCTCGTTGATTTCACGGCGTGCTTCGGTTTCACTTTCTTGATTTTCAACATAAGCATAAGATGCAGCGTTAATTTTCTTAGGATCAATCGTTAATCTATCTGTCACCCGGTGAACCAGTGTCTTGTACCGCATTTCAATCGGATACTTAGACCAAAACGCATCGCTTTGAGCTGCCTTGCGGGATTTTTCGAAGTCTGCTTCTGACACCATTACGAGAGTGTTTTTTCTCTCATCTTCATACACGATGTAACCGAATCCTCCAATTACATTCCCGCGGTCAAATGGGTTGTTTATTTCAAATTCGTAAGACTCCACAGGATTATTGAATGACTTTTTAATAGGTTTGAATGTATCTGTGCTATAAACGAGTTCGAACACTACATCGACCGGAGTCTCAACTGCTGATTGGATGCGGTAGTATGCCTTCCCTACATATCCCACGCGTAGATCGAGGTCATACTTTCCTTCTCTCCGGTTGAAATAAGGAACCGGATGAATATGGTTAGGAATTAATGCATCAAGACCCAACTTCACTCTATGCACAGCATCTAGTGCTAACTTACGCATGTTAATGTTTTGCCAAGTATATGGAGTTATATTGTTCTTTCCATCCTTTTGGCGTTTTTCCTCAAAGTCTTTCAGAACGTTATCAACCTTCAAGAATAGATGTTGAGCTAAAGATTTCTCGTAATCTGTAAAAGCGACCGGAGCCCCTGCTTCTGCAGCAAATTGCTTTTGCACATTGGCCAAGAAGCGTTCAGATTGAGTAGCGACAGTCTTGTTTTGTTCTACAACTTGGTTTTCGTTTTGATTTGCCATTAAAATTCCTCCACTTCTTCATATTCGAATTTAATTTTCTTTCCGTTATGTTCTTCGATAATGTTTTCCAACAAATTTATAAAGTCACTTGGTCCGAGTAGATCACGTTCAAGAATTGCATCTTCTGGGCATTCAGATAACGGACCTGCATACATTACTTCCTTGTCGTTGATGAGAAGGCGCTCCCGCCGGAAGCCTTCCCACCCTGGACAAGATTCGATCTTGATGACAACAGTTTCTGGCATTTAAACTACCCCCAAGTTCAATACCGTTCCGTCAGATTCGTTTTCAGAATCCGGCTTTTCGATACGCAATTGCTTGTCCTTTCCAGATACAACCAAACTGATCAGCTGTGAATCCGTATCGATGAGCTTTGTGACTGCCTCTGCGTTATCAACGAATATTGGTGCAGAGAAACCATAATGCTCTGACAGAGTATTGATGATATCTAAGCCGACATTGATTTTCGCTGCGTTATTTAGACCGCTGCTGTATGGAACTCCCTCAAACATGGTCTCGCACTCTTCTTTCAATCCGCCGTTAATTTGTCGCTCAAATAGTTTGAAGCGAGCATATTTGAACTTGCTGTTGATTTTCTCTTCAAGCAAATCAACTTTAGATCGGATAAATTCTTCTGTGAGATATAGTTCGTGTTCAAGTTTTTCAAATTCTGCTGCAAGTTCCCTTTCTTCTTTCTGAAGCTCTTCAATCCGCTTAAGTGATTGATTAACGACTGCAAACTGTCCGAGTTCTGCTTGAATCTGATCACGTTCTGTTTTCAAATTAATAATTTCCATCTGAACTTCTTGAATTGTTTTATCTGCAGACATTTTGATTTCTTCTAACTCTTTTGTCAGGGTCTGCTTTTCTTGGAGTTTTTCGACATACTGTGCATTTTCGGTAATGTCTACTACTTGACTCTCCAACGTTTCCAGTTGATTTTTTAACTTCTCAACCGCTTCTTCTTTATCAGATATTTGAGACTGAATCTTTCCTGCTTTTTCAGCTAGTTTTTCGTTTTCAGCAGCAAGTGTTTTCTTACGTTCTGCTCCACGTTTTCCTTTTGTATTAATTTCTTCCAAGCGTTTCGATTTTTCTAAATTAAATTGAGACAAGGCCTTTTCTCGAGCCGCTTCAACTTGCTCTTCCGGTAACGATTGGCCACAAGCTGGGCATTCGCATTGATCGTTATGCGTAAATTCAAGGTTGTTAGCTTCGTGCCACTCTTGTCGCAATTCGACCAGATTGCTTTCGATTGATTGAATGCTTTCTTTGTTGTACTCGATTTGTTGATTAATATTTTCCAAATCACGTTTAAGAATGTTTGCGTTCGATTCTTCCTCTTGGATCCGTGCTTTATATCTGTAAATGTCATCTTTGGATCCGGATTCGTGAATTTGCTTAATCTTCATCAATTCAATTTCGACTTCTTGAATTTCTCTTTGTTTTTGAGTAATCGCGCTTCCGTTGCGAATACTAGAAATGTAATCCTGTTTTTCGTCAATCTCTGAATTGATTGTGCTGATTTTATTTTCAAGTGAAGCTTTTTCCGATTCATCCACACTTGGTAAATTTCTTTGGATTTCATCAATCCGAACCGGGATTTTATCCAGTTCCTTGTTAATTTCCGCTCTTCTGGAAGCAATGATTTTTCTGTGATTCTCGATCGTTCTTCCTTGAAGAATTTCTGGTAGCTTGGTCAATTTTTCATTAGATGCGATAACCTCTTCATCTGTAATGTCACCAGCCAAGTCCAGGAGAACCTTCCGTCTTTCGTCTTTTTTTAGCTGTTCGTTAAAAAACGCTGGATTGGTCAACAGTTTAAAGATATCTTCGTCAATCAGGTCGGATATGAATTTCTCATAATCCTTTTTCTTAGAAGGAACCCCATCGATAAAATAATCAGTGGTGTGTCCCGTAAATTCAGATGTTGCTGATCCACGCTTCTTGGTCCATTTTTCCTTGTAGACTTTTCTCAAATTCACTTGGTTGCCGTTAATCGAGAAAGCACCTTCTACTTCATGCTCAAGTCCGTGGATAACCTTTCCATTTTTACCAAGCGTTTTGATATCGAAGTCTTTCTTGTTTTGGCTATCCTTATCAAATAAGAGCCACACAAATGCATCAAACAAAGTTGTCTTTCCAGTTGCGTTGTCACCGAATACTCGAATGTCATTTCCGTCTGCTGGTAACGAAAAATCTTTTACCCCTTTAAAATTCCTTAACGTTAAATTGATTAACTCAATTTTCTTCACTAATATCCCTCCGTTGAAGCCAATTACGAAAGTGTGTTATAATTGGCTTAATAGAATTATTTAAAAGTTTCCTGACACGTCTGCCGAACGTGTCATTTTTGTTTTAAAACACTCTGGCTTCCGAAATCGTTCGATACAGCTTAATGAGATATGGATTTTCCTTTTCAAATTTTTCATCCTTTAACGATGGGATCCCATAAGCAATCTCCAAATCAGTCATTAACCGCGACAAGCGCTTTGTTTTAAGTTCGCTAGTTTCACAACACTTCATGATGTCCTGAAATCGCTTGGTGAACCCTAACATTTCTCCAAATGTCACTTAAGTACACCTCCTTTTATGTATTGTGCTAGTCGCACCTTAGTGAGTAGGAACAAGCCAGGGGGATAGGCGGGAAACCAAATGCCTGCTCCTCACTCACTAAGGCAAGACCAGCTTGCCCGCACCACTTTAACGTGGTACAATTGGTTTAGGTTATGGATTACTCGTGTTGCAGCACGAGTTATTTTTTTGTCCTTTTTCCGTAGAATGCGGTCACTTGAACGTCGTCCGTTTCTATCGTCGCCCAGAATGAACCTTCGTAATGTATCAATTTAATCTCGCCGAGATGCTTAAACGGAGCCAATTTGTTATACGCTTCATTCAGATCTTTATTTCTATGAAAGCTAATCTTTACGTTTGCCCCAGATTCAATCAGTTGATCTACATTCATTTTCTAAACCTCCTAAAATAGAATTATTGAAAATGTGATGATAACAACCAAAAGCACAACTACATAGAAACCATAAAACCAAATCTCATCCGAAACAGGAACTTCATCAACGTCGCCGATAAAATAATCTGTAAGGCTTCTGCGAATTTTTCTAAGCATTACTTTCCCTCCTTATAAATCCTCGGTTCCCAATCTTTGATGTCTAATTTTTGTTTGCATTTACCGCAGAAAGAGCGATTTTCTATCCATGCATACCAGACGGTTTCTCCATCCTTAAAATCTTCTAAGCATTCTCCGCAATAAGACGATCCGCTCAACTTCAAAAAGTTCACCCCCTTGGACCCTGTTATGTAGATTCTTGATGCAATCATTCTCCAACGTATTCCTTTAGGAGTTTAGGTGATATGTGATAGGTCCACTTGCTAGACATTTGAACCGCTGTTCCGATCGGGAGTAACTTTCTTTGTAACCCTATCCGAACAAACTGTTCCGATTTACCTAAAATTTTTGCAGCATCAGATACTTTTATATTCATGTTTTTGTTTTCAAAATTACTTAAATCCATGTGATGATCACTCCTACAAAAGTACTTAAACTTGATATCAGCTGCGATAACGCTGTAACATCTACTCCGCAAATCATGGCCGCTGCCACTTCTGGTGCATTTGTCACCTGGAACCATCTAATTAAGTCCGCTGCTTTCAGCTCCAATTTGTCGTTTTCCAATCGTGATACTGCACTTCTGGATAAATATAATTTTTCTGCTAGTTCTTCTTGGCTTAGCCCTGCGTTCAACCTCGCTTTCCTAAGAATTGATCCAAACAACATACCTTCTCTTCACCCCCTTGTGCAGAATTTGCACATTTGGTGCAGGAACTGGTCAGTTTTTTATTTAAACTCCTAGTAAACTATGAATAGGAGGTTAAATCACAGCTTCTTTTTCAGATAAGAATTTATTTACAAAATATATTTGACCCTTACCAGTGACCTTGGGTGTCCTGGTAGTCCGGATGGATCCATCGGGATTGTTTATGGTTCTCTTTTTTATTTCAAACAGTCCCATTTCCATACTTCTTTGGGTAGGGAGATTAAAAGATTCACCCCGCTTTTTAATTAAGAAGCCATTATCTCTAAGCCATTTGAATAGTCTGTTTTGTCCTATGTCTATTCCGTTCTGCTTCAATATTTTAGATAGCTCACCCACCAGGACGGACGACTCTGATGTTTCAACCGCATCTGCAAAAAGTACTTTCGGTTTCATGGCTGCTATTTGTTCATTCTGTTGACGCACAGTGCTAAGAGTTGTTTTGAATAAGGCTTTCGTCTGTTCGTCCGCATGAGGTAAATAAGTCTGAATGAACAACTCGTCGTTATTTACGTATCCTCCGGTTTTCCGGATAGACGGAAGGACTTCGGACGTTATCCACTTCCTGAACTTCTTCGCTTCCGGTTTACGACTATCAAGAATGACATCGTATAAACCATCTTCATTTACAAATGTTGCCTGTTGGGTTCTTCCCAACGAATCTTTGATGGGGTAAGTTGAACTTACGTCATCATCTAATCGGCTTTTCACCATTCTGCTATTGCTAAGACCTAAGATTTTGACTAGGTCATTTAGTAAAAACCAAGGTTCATTGTTTTGTTCAACGATCCTTAAGTGCTGACCGTCAAATATTTTTGTTAAATGCTCAACTGGTTTTAATTGGTCCATTACCGCAACCTCCTTTATTCAAATCGCGTCTTTGACGGACTCTTTGCTCTTGTTACCTTTTGGTAATTGGTTACCATAAGAAAATACTTGTTCGAAACTTAGATCACTGAAATTTTGAAGAACACCAGTAACGAATTTGCCTCCTGGGTTTCGTTTACCGTTTAGGATACGGTTAACAGTGCTATGGGCTACACCTATAATTTCAGCAAACTGTCTTTCCGATAATTCGTGCTCGTTTAGGTAGTTTCGAAGGAATTCTGTCTTGACTAAGATGACACTAGTTTGTTTCATGTGTTTTTCACTTCCTTTACCTTTTGGTAATTACCTTTTGGTAATAATATAGCATCTATTTTACCATTTGGCAACACTTTTTATAAAAAATATAAAAAAATATTTCCTTTTGGCAATGGAATCAAATAGAATTGAGGTGTAACAAGGATTGTTAGCGGTAGGAGAGAATACAATGACTAATGATTTCGGTAAATATTTAAGAGAAAAAAGAGAAGAAAAGGGATTCACAGTAAATCAACTATCTTTGTATTCCGGCATAAGCGCTGCTCAATTGTCCAGAATCGAAAATGGCAAAAGAGGAGTTCCTAAAGCTGAAAATATAAAGAAGTTGTCTGATGCATTATCTATTCCTTATAAAGAAATGATGAAAGTTGCTGGATACTTAGAAGATGAAGGCGAGATCGATACGGAATCAAACGAATTTCCTGAGCTCACAGAAAAAGATGAGCGCGATATCGCAAAACGTATGGAAAAATTGAAAAAGGATTTAAAAGAAGGCGCTGCCGGAGACGGACTAAGCTTTATGGGAGATCCACTAAGCGATGAAGCGATAGAGTCATTACTCGATGCTCTTGAATATGCAGAACGACAAGCTACAAGGATCAATAAAAAATACATCCCCAAAAAACACAGGAATAAGTCCACTGAAGAATAAAGTTCTAGGGGGTAGCGTATTCATGACTTGGATAAAGGAAAAAGTAAATAGTATAACCGAAAAATATAACACTAATGATCCTTTTGAAATCGCTCACGCCATGCATATTCATGTTTATCAAAGGGATCTTCATAATGAAATTATGGGTTTCTACAAATACATTCGAAGGAATAAGTTTATATTTATAAATTCCAATCTAAACGATGATACCCAGCTATTCACTTGCGCCCACGAATTAGGCCATTCACAACTACACCCAAGAACAAACACACCATTCTTAAGAAGCAATACTCTTTTATCGGTCGATAAGATTGAACACGAGGCAAACAGGTTCGCTGTCGAACTACTGATGTCTGATAGAGATTTATATGAGTTAAAAGATAGTAACATGACAATTTATGACGCAGCCGCTATGTATGGGGTTCCTCAAGAGGTTTGTCACTTAAAAAAATTTGATTTTTCAATAGGTACATGATACCACGATTTTATTACTATTTTGAGAGGGTGATTTTATGGAGGTTCTGATTTTCATATTATTTTTGATAAGTATGCTCACAGTTTTTGTCACAATCGTTTTATTCATTGTCCGAGCAATATTCAAGAAGGGGCCGTCATTTAAAAAGTTGTCTATATTACTTACTGTTTCAATTGCGGTTTTCATTACAACTATTATCCTAACACCCGAACCAACACCAGAACAAAAGGCAAGGATGGAAGAAAGAAAACAAGAAAGAGAAATTGCCGCTGCCGAAAAATCAGAAGCTGAGGAAAAGGAAAAAGAACAAAAAATGAAAGAGAAACAAGAGCGCAAAGAGAAAGAAGAACAAGAAGGAAAAGAGAAAGCCCAGAAGGAAAAGGCCGAACAAGAAAAACAGGAAAAAGAACAACAAGAAACCAAAGAAAAAGAAAATGAAGAAAAACCAACAGAATCTGAAGTTGTTACAGCGAAAGTTAACAAAGAAAAAACACCTAAAGATGAAATAAATTTAACTAACGCTACCGATGCTAAATCTATCGATAAATTGCTAAAGAAAAACCACGATAAAATTGAACAAGTTTTACTCGAAGATAGTATCGCGATCATTGTTTATTCTGACGGATCATTTTGGTCGGAAACATCAGCTTTCAAAGATTTCGCTATTGAATCAACTTCAATTATGAGAGAAGTCAAAGATAATAATAATTTAAATGGAATTGGATTTGTTCAAATGATGTCGATGGTTGACCAAAAAGGTAACGAATCAACAGAAAGAACGATAATCGCATATTTTGATAAAGAAAATTATGATGAAATTAATTTTAAAAACTTTGTAAATCAAACCTACGCAGACTCAAGTAACTTTTACAAAGTTTCTAACGGATACTGGATGCACCCGTCAATCTATCAAAATGTAGATGAAAAAGCTCTTAACGGATTGCCGTTTGTTCCTAGCGAAAATTCAAAAGGGTTTGAAACAGTATCAAATATAACTCAATAATGTTTTCTGGGCGCACTGCCATTTGCGCCTGTTTTTATAGAATTTAACAGAACACATATTCTAGGAGGTATTAATTTGAAACACCCAAACGGTTACGGTTCTGTCTTTAAACTATCCGGAAAAAGAAGGAAACCATTTGCGGTGAGGATAACTACCGGATGGACGGATGACGGAAAGCAACAGTATGAGTATTTAGGTTATTTTGCCAGCAGAAAGGAAGCAATGATGGCGCTCGCTGAATACAACAGCAACCCTTATGATCTATCATCTGGCAAGATCACTTTTAAAGAAGTATACGAAAGGTTTGTGAAAGAAAAATTTCCAAAGATGTCTAAATCTAGCCAGAGTGGTTATAGGATGGCTTTTAACAGGTCGGAGGATCTGCATGACTTAAAATTTATTGATATAAGAAAATCTCATATGCAAAAAGTGATAGACAGCTGTGATAAATCGCACGGAACGAAAAGAAAAATTAAAATATTGTACAACCAGTTATATAAATACGCCATGGAGAATGACCTTACACAAAGAGACTACGCAAGATTCGTTGAGCTTCCTAAAGATAACACAAAAAGTTCAAGAAAACCCTTTACATTGGATGAAATTAAAAAGTTGTGGGAAAACCTCGATAGACTCGACGATATAGACACGGTTTTAATTATGATTTATACAGGGCTACGCCCAGGTGAATTGGTTGAGGTTAAAAATGAAAGTGTCTATTTAGAGAAAAGGTATTTCCGGGGTGGATTTAAAACGGAAGCTGGAACAAATCGAGTAATTCCTATCCACAAAAAAATTCATAAACTCATTGAAAAACGGATGGATCCAGACAATGAGTACTTAATTGCAAACCACGAAGGAAATAAAATGAGTTATTACACCTATTATCATGAAAGATGGAAAAAAGTGATGGAACAATTGGAAATGGAACACAGGCCACACGACTGCAGACATACATTTGCGACATTAATGGATAATGCCGGAGCAAACAAACTATCCATTAAACGGATTATGGGCCATGCCTCAAAAGACATCACAGACAAGGTGTATACACATAAAGATATTGAACAGCTGCTTATAGCGATAGACACGCTTAAATAGGCGGCTTTTCTTTAGAAAAGTTTGTATATTACCCGTATATTACTTGTATATTATGTGTGCGAATATGCAGCAATTTATAGAGCCTTATAAAAACTAAAAACCCCCAACCACATAGGGTTGAGGGTTTGGTGAACCTTGAAAACTTACCGTTTTGGTAACTGAGGTAGCCTGTACAGTAAGGGGTTCGGAGTGCTTTTGTATATTACCCGTATATTACATGTACTTATCCACAGACTTTTACAGGAATTTGGGGATAAAACATACTTCTATTATACAGTAGATTTTACCATAATTCCTTTCTTTTTAACCGTGCCATTTAAGACCGTTTATTTACCTCCGCTCTAACTTTTTCATATTCAGATTGGCTGATGCCTAAAGAACGTCTGCGGTTTGCATGACCGTTTCCGTGCTTTCCTGCGATTACCTCAGACGCCATCTGACTAATTGATTTCCTAGATGGGGAAGATCCTCCACTACTTAGGCGCTTATTAACTTCAGCTCGCACCTTGTTATACTCCGCCTGACTAATACCAAGCGACTTGCGTCTGTTGGTATGCCCATTTCCATGTTTACCATCGATGACCTCCTGAACCATTTGAGCAATAGATTTGCTTGGCTTGCTTGGTTTACTTGGCTTTGGATTGGAAGATACTCCTGATCGTCGATTTACTTCAGCACGAACTTTTTCGTATTCAGATGCGCTGATACCCAAAGATCGTCTACGATTCGCATGACCATTTCCATGCTTTCCTGCGATTACCTCGGACGCCATTTGGCTGATTGATTTTTTGACTGTATCGCTCGCCGTCTCCTCTTTCGGCGCTGATTCTACTTTAACATCTGTAGATTCACCTAAATAACGTTGAATCGCATTAAACGCAACCTCAGATACCTTCTCTGCATATTCATTCTTTTTACTTCCAAAAATCCATTCAAAATCACGTGCATTACCCATAAAGCCGTTCTCCGCAAGGATTGACGGCACACCTCTTTGCGCTGGTACTCGGCACATGTGGAAGTTTGACCAATCATTCGGACGTGACGGTCTAGATCCACCCCACAATTTAAATCCGTGTTTAACCAGCTCCTCTTCATATAGATCAGCAAGTTTTTTGGAATCTGCATGATTATACCAATAAAAAGCCGCATAACCGTTCGCATCGCTGTTGCTATTATAGTTAGCATGTAGTGAGATGATTAAGTCTACGTTTCTTGAAAAATAAATGCTTGTCCGTCTAGATAAAACTACATCGTTACTATTAAACGGTTGCGCCATTACGACCGTATGTCCTGCCGCTTCAAGTTTAGCTTTTAACTGCCTACCTACCCGACTGTTAGCATCGTATTCTGCATAGCCTTCTCCATTGCGATATACACCTTTTGATGGCGGGAATGTGTTTTTACCGTGACCTAAATCAAGACCGATAATAGCCATTATTTTTCCTCCTTAGTATTTTTTCCTAATTCAAATAACCCAACTGAAGCAAGACCAGAAATACCACCTGCCCAGATACGCTCGCCAATGCCGATATCTACAAAAAATGCAGCTGCGCCTAACGTAATCCCTACACCTACTGCTAAAACTGGTAAAAATCTCTTGTTCACATTCGTTGCTTTCTTTACCGCTTGGACAGCTCCCGATGTAACTGGAGCAATTAATGTTGCGATTGCTAAAATCTCAACCATCTATGTCACCTCCTTAAAAAAGACATAAAAAATAGCCCTCACAGGACTATTCTGCACCCATAGCGTCTATCCGCTTATGAGCCTGTTTTGATGATTCCTCAACCCGTGTAACTCGTTCCGACAGATGAGCGATGTTTTTTTCGTTAGCTTTTAAGTCGATCCGAATATCATCGACCCCCTTTCGGATGTAACCAAGTTCCGCTTTTACTTCAACACTAGCCTCAGTATCGGTTTTTATCTCTTGCCTCTCGATTTGCTGTTTCTTAATCTGCTGGTTTGTTTTACTGATTTGATAACCTAGCACAGCTAGAATTAGAGAAATTACAGAAAACAAAATTCCGATTTCAATCGTCATCCTTCGACCTCCCGTATTCAGACATAAAAATAACGCCTCATCTGGCGCTTGCGTTTAATCGATATGTTCTTTCATCATGATGTTAATCATATTTTCTTGCTCTGCATTCTCATTTAAAAGGCTTGCGATTAGTTCGTTTTGGGTAGATACAGTATTTTGCAAGTGCTCAATGAGTTGCAAGAGCTCTGCATAAATCGGGATCAGCCTCACCACCTTTACAATAATAAAGCTAAGTGCTCCCTGGTCTGGATAATCTAACTATCCCAAGTATTTTTAACCAAAGACCATAAGCGTCGGCATGTTTAATAACTCCCCAAAAGCTCATTAAACGAGCATGAATGTCCTTCGCCTCCATCCACCCATTGCGAAATGCTTTGACAAAGAATCTACTTGCTCTTGTAATTCGTTTCGCCGTAGACTTGCGAACCTTGACATGAGTTGACCATATTCGGTATCCGACAAAATCAATTCCTCCAGCTGCAGGAGCGATCATAGTTTTGTTATTCAGCTGCAGACCTAATTCGACACCGAGAAACAGCTCAACCTCTTCAAGTATTCCTCGCAACTCTTTCTTACATTTTGAGAGTATCAAGAAGTCGTCCATATAACGGTAAAATGATTCAACCCTCATGTCGTGTTTAATGTACTGATCAGCTTCATTAAGGTAAACACCAGCCCTTAATTGTGACAGCAGGTCTCCTATAGCCATACCAACATCATCTTCTCGCTCTTGTTCATAAAAATGATCGCCGAGAGGAATGCCGAACTTTTCACCATTTGCATCACGTATGACTTTTAATAAATTAAGTAGCTTTCTGTCTTTGAATGTTCTTTCGTATATTTTTTCTTCGATGTCATGATCCACTCGATAGAAAAACTTGCTGATATCCATACTTAAGTAGTAAGTCTTGCCTGGAAGCCTCTCTAATCTTCTGAGCTCATTCTGTACATTTTTAACAGCTAAGTGCGCTCCTTTTTCAGGACGGCATGCATAAGAGTGCTGATAGAATCTTTTCTCAAAATAAGGCTCGATTACAAGATGGATCGCCCATTGAATGACCCTATCTCTGAACGGAAGTGCTGTAATTAATCGCTTTTTAGGTTCGTAAATAAAAAACTCTCGATGCAGACCGATTTTATATGTTTCATTCATTAATTCTTGTTGTAATTTAATCAAATTACCTTCTAGATCGTGAGAAAACTCCAGAACATCACGACGATAACGCTTGTCTTTTCTAGCATTTAAATATGCTTTAAATAAATTCTCGGAACTATATATTTTTTCGTATAAATTCCCTATTCGTTTCACTTTAATAAATCAGATAACAACGCCGTATCACCTTTCTATCGCACTACCGTGCGAATACTAACTGATTAGCTTGTAATTAAATGTTTCAGCCATTGGCTGGGGAAGTAAGCCCGTTTTCCTTCATGCTGCCTCTAAGGTCAATAACCTTACAGTTTCGGATGAGGAGAACCAGCGGAGCGAAACCCACCATTCGAATTCACATTCGAACGAGTGTTGTTCAAGTTCAGGTAGAACACACCAGCATTCGACGTGTTCGTCCAATTGCCGCCACGACGAGTAAAGCGCTCAAGTAAATGGCCTACTCCCCATAAAAGCTATTTCTTAATAGATTTAAACCAACCACCTAACATTCTGCCTAGTTCGTCTAACTGTCTCGACCATTGTTCATATCGGTTAAATGGTAAGAACCCCAATGAATTAGACAATCTAACTAAATACCTCAAGTTTTCAAGTTCAACGTCCATGTCTTGTAATGTCGTCTTTTTGAAATATCTTTTATTGGCACGGATGATTAATTTTAATAGCTCATACATACTTGTTTTTATTTCCGCTGCAAGTGTATGCCTTTCTGATCTAGGAAATTGTCTAAGTGCAATATATCCGTATTCAATCATGTCATAACACCTTTGCAGTATCTTCAATTCGCTTTCATTTTTCATGTTATTTCCTTTCAAATAAAGGGTCTGCTACCGCAGCCCCTAACAGATTTCAGTTATTCAGATTACAGATCACAAAACCCGAGCGGAGCGAAACCCACCAGCCGAATGCACATCCGAACGAGTGCGGTACAAGGACAGGTAGAACACACCAGCAGTCGACGTGTTCGACCAAGTGCCGCCACGACGAGAAAAGCGCTCACCACCAAGAGTTGCATATACCCTATCGCCTCCGTGGTCGCCCTCAGTTGGTGCTATAGCTAAATATTTAAGCAACTCTGGGATGGTGTACCCTGAAGCTGCTGCTAAGTTTTCAAATTCTTTATAAACTTGACCTTCATTGTCTGTTGTTTTTGATGAATTGAGCACTATTCCACCGACATCATCAAAGAACGCCCCCGTATCGACAAAATTAGAAATGTTGTCTGGGGTTTCAAAGTCGTTGTCTTTATGAACGTAAATTTTCCCATCAATAATTCTGAGTCCGTCGTTCCACTCCCATACATTACCGTTCAAATCGAAAATGCCAGCATTTGTATGATCATGGCTCCATGAAGCTGGCCCTGATCCAGTCAGAATTTTTGAGGTGCGGCCTTCTGAATCTCTGGTTGCCTCTCGCCCTGTCTCATAAGGTGCGGAATGATCCTTTCCATAACTATTATTCCCTCTTGGCATTGTTCCGTTTTTCTTAGACCATAGCGCAATGGCTGCCCACTCCGCATTGGTCATTAAGTGCCAACCCTCTTCACCATCGCCATTTTTATTAGTGCAATAAGCTTTTGATGTATCAAAGTCAACGGATGTTTGTGGGTTCATTCCAGGAAGTGAATAAGCCCTGTTGTCATGAACAACGTTTTGATATTTCGAGATCCATATTTCCGACTTAACAACACCATTAACAATAAATGCTGGGTGTGGCGTATTTGGCGCTCCGTCAATCACATCGGATAAATTGAAACGAGGAATGCAAACCATTATTGACGGGTTCCCTCTGTTGTCGTACATAACTGTATTCTTTCCGTTACTCGCTGCCTCGACAGCTTGTCTATATGTGTCTTTTACTGATAAGATAAATGGCATTATGCTTCAGCTCCTTGTTCTGTTTCTTCATCTTCTTGATTCATGTTTTCAAAGTACTGTGGTGGCAATCCCCATAAGCGCAATTCAACTTGAGTTGGATCCACAGGGAGTTCTATCTCTTCCATAACCTCGTTGCCCTCCTCGTCTTTTTCTCCAGACGGTTGAAAAGAGTATCGCTTTGCAGGAATAATCACGTTAGCGACATACCAAGCACTCAACCCTTCTCGCATAACCTCTAAGTTACGGTCTAAACAAATGTCTATAACCCTCTCGGTAGTCCGCTGCTTTTCTTGTAAATCGATTGTTACAGCACCACCAACAGTCAATTTGTCGCCACTCAATGAATAAATTGCTTTTTCACCATCATTTGCATGTGAAATAATCATTTGAAAACCTCCCTTTATACATTTGGATTTATTAAAGTCCATAAAAAAGAGACTGTCTTTGCAGAGCCAGTCATCTTTACTTTGAAACCATTTTGAGTTTTATCATAAGCGATAAGTTCACCGACTTTCCCCAAATCATCTGCAGACGTCGGGGTTAATAAGATATCATAGTCTGGTGCATTGATTTGAGGGAATCCATCTAGTGAAACGGTTTTAAATGGTTCTGACGACCTGAAGTATCCGTTGTCGCTAACGTTATTCGAAATCGTCTCTCTCCCTTGTAATAATCGCTGCCTTTTATATTTTTCGAGCTCTAACTGGTTATGATTCGCCATTTGCAAGGCGAATAGCGCCATCGAGCCTATGTCAAAATGAGAAAGCATTATACCAGTTTCCATGTTTCCGAGAGTGGTTTCAGCTACTGGCGTCCCTTCAACTAATACGTCACCAGACTCTTTATCAACAACTTGATCTTCCCATTCTGTGGGTACATATGATTGATCACGATAATCTTTAACAGACATACTCACACCTCCTGTATAGTGATTTTAAATTCTAGCAACAATCCCTCGTTAGCTTCGTGAACTTGGTTATCAGTCCTCTCGGCGACAACTTTCCCGTCCGCATCAAGAAGTCTTGCTCTTGTGACGGTTCCGATTGGGTCTTTATGCGTTAAATAAATGTGTTTTCTAACGGTATTTCCTTCAACAATCGAACGCCTTATATTAGCTGGGTATGTTCGCCCACCGATTGTGTAATCTCCTCTTACCGCTCGCTTATCAATATAATCCACAATCTCGTCCATGATTTTCAACAATTACGCCACCTCCTCGCCAGAGAATCTTACTCCACACGGAAATGAGGAATACCCAGTAGCTGCAACAGATTTAGTCCCTAACCCAATGTCATTGGAAGAGCCAACAGAACTCGTTAAAATTTGCCCTGTATTATATTGACCAGACTGGTTATATGATGAAACCCCCGTGACGCCTCTGGTCTTGATCTGTATTATCTCTCTATCGACACTACCGAATGAGCTTTGCGAATCTTTATCTCCACTAACTAATCCAGCAGACCGTTGATACTCAGAAATACCCGTTACCCTTTGACCGCCAATACCGATGATGGCGTGAAGTGATTCACCCCGAGTGTTTGCTTTTGGATATCTCCCAGCATGAGCTGTTCCAGACAATAATTTCAATGCAACGGAGTATCTATCGTTATAATCAGCCTTAACCGTATAACCGTTTGGTCTCAAGTCGAAAGAATAGGATAAATGAGACGGCTTTTCGACTTCCAACGTTCTTATTAGTTCTCCGAAGTTGTAGTGTTCCGTACTGGACAAAATATAAAAAGGCAGCACCAACCCTCCCCACCTTAGTTCGATAGTGGGTTCGATTGCCCTTAATATATCTACCAAATTAGCTTTATTACTTCTTTTCTTGGTTAGGATGCGGCGTCTACGCTTTTCGTAATCATCGTCCTCACTTAATACTGGTAACAGGTATTGCCTCTCCCAATAATCCAGCCCCCAAGTTGCCGTCACGATAAATACTTGATTCAATAAATCATCGATAGAATCATATAATTTATCGAATTGCTTGCCTTCAGCCTTAGCTATTTCTCTCATTTCTTTCAATACAGAAAAATGTTCTGGTAACATATCTAGTAAATCTCGTTCATTCATACGTATGTCACCTCTCCTAAGCTGGCAAACTCCGTGATGTCGAGTGTAATGTTATTCCGAGAGCCGTTTAATAGTAAATCTCCAGTATCAAGAACGCCGAGAGCGTTTATAATGGCACTCCCTGCTTCTTGGATTCTAATAACACCACCTGGGTTTATTTTTGATAAATAATCACTAAGAGCCTCTTCTACGTTAGAACGAACTTGCTCCAAGGTGTACCCTTGTTCAATTGATAGTTCGGGAATCGTCGCCGAGATATAAGTAACCCCTGCAGTTGCGACGGTTACCTTAGCGCCGACTGGCGCCTTCCCTTCTCCAATACCCTTTGAGCCTGGATCAATTAGTTCTTGCACTTCATTTATAAGCGATTGCGGCGCTTGCTTCCCATCAGGGGTAAGAATAACTAACCTGATGGTTCCATCTCCATTCCAAAGAGGCTCTGGAAGAACGTTTCCTACTCCAGGAACTTCTTTTGCCCATCTAATGTAATCAGATATGTTTCCTGGGCCAGGTGAGTTTTCAACTTTTTCCCAATACCTTTGAAGTAGTGCAGCGTCTGACTCATCGTCAATTCCGTCTGAATCGTTTTCGTGATCCATAACTATAGAAAGTGTTTCAAGTCCATCGATGTCTTCAACTGGCAAAATGGTATCAGGGTCATAAATTGCGGTGTTTGAGCCAACCTCTTCTGATATCGCCTTAAAAACCCCTGGGATTTCGATTGTTTCTTGTGCAACGAAATATATATCATCAACAAAAAACCTGTCTCCCTCTGTAATCTGACCAGATCCGTCCGCTTGAAAATGCCTAGTAGATGGAGTGGCTAGATTTCTTTCGACGCCTTCACTCATGGTGATATACTCCAAGTATTCAGCTTCGCTAGTTTGCGGGAATGCTAGGGTTAAAACTTGCCCTAGCGATGTATACATTTCAAACAATTTACCTGCGGCTGGAGCAAGAGCGTTATAAATAATAGATCCTTCTCTTTTATCGATATCATCATCGATAGTGTCCAGCATTTCCTCTAACAACGAATCAGGCGTTATATCGTCGAACATTATTCTAGCACCTCCTCTATCTCCAAGATTCCCTCAACGCTGTGAACGGTGAAACTAACATGAAATGCATCATAAGTTTGAATGATATCGAAATCAGTAACGTCATCGATGCGGTCATCGTAAATTAGTGCTTCTGTTATCAAGCGAGGCAATTCCATTTGTTTGAATTCTTGGGTGACCTCATTGTCTGATAACAACGCTTCAATTTCGCTGCCGTAATCAGATGAATAAATCTGGTGTTCATACCTAGGCGTTCTTAGCGCCATATGAATAAACTGCTTTATCGATTCGATACCTTCTATGATTTCACTTGTTATTGTCATGGTTTCATAGTCAATTTTATAAGTTCTAAGCGTCTCAACTTCGACCTCTTCATCTAGTAAACCATCAGCTATATCAACTTCTGGTGATAATACCATTTCCTATCACCCCACAAATCTGTCGATAATAAAAAACGATTGCCCACCTTGTATGGCGGCAACCATTATTTTATCGCCCTTTTTTAATTCGTCCGTGAAATTTATCGTCGCATTATTTAGCGTCAATGAATTCACGCTATGAGTATGCTGCGGATCCCCAGCTCTTGATAGTGAACTAGAAATATTTGAACTGGATATATCGGCTGTTCGACTGTGCCTAGTTAGATGTTCGGCTACTCTTATAAATTTGCTGGGTATCACCAATTTTGGATTATCCTTTAATTTGATTTGGATATTTGGTGGTGCTGAATGGACAACGCCTTCCATGAACTGTAGTGGACTGCTAGAATTAATGGTCTCCATTGCCATCTTTTTAATTGTTTGCCCCAAACTCATCAAACCACCTCCGCCATAGTGTTCTTTTCCAACAAGTTGAGCTTCATATCGTGGTAATCACCCATAAAGAAATGAGTGTCCGAATCCACATAATAGGTACCTTTTACATTAATATCATTCTCAATGACGTAAACAGGCATTCCGCTTATGATTTCATCGATCCCCAATGCATCCACCTCTAAATGCCGCTGGATTCCCTTTTTCTGATTCAAAGTTTTCCTTGCCCTGTTCGTCAATTGGTTTTTGCTTAAATCATCATTCACTCGTTCGAAGTGCTGCAAAACACCGTATTTCCTCTGACCAGAACCATCATTTACAACAGCAGTAACCGTATTATTGTCATCGCCAGAAATTAACTTCACTCTTGTTATAGTGTCGCTAAGTGACGATGAATAATTGTAATCTATAAGATTTACGCCAGTTTCTAGAACCCATTGATCAGTTGACTCTTTCCACTCAATAAGATTTAACTTTCCTTTTCTGGAAAGCAGTTGGAATCTTTGTCCTGATTGCTTTTCTGTATTGATTAATGACCTTAATATCATGTCATAAAGCGTAGTTTCGTTAACAAACAATTCATCCAGCCTAACCCCAGTATTGGCAATAGTACCACGAGGGATTTGGAAATCCTTGCAAATCCTTACAGCAATATCGGTTGCTCGTTTATTGGTAAAAACATAAACATCTTTATTCGCCAGCAGATACTGCAGTATGTCATAAGCAACCATAACAAGCGTCCCGCTCTTTGTTTTGTTGAAATCCCAAACAATGCCTCGAAACAACTCTTTCCCTTTCCAGTTAAACAGAACGGTGTCGCCATGAGTGATTTTTGTATACTGAAGCCCGCCTCTATCGGTATAAAGGATGTTGGCTGTAATCTTTCGTGCTGATTTAAAGCGTTGACCCGACCAACTTATTGATGAAGTAGGGATTTCAATCATTTCATTCGGTTTCACAAGATAAAGTTCAATCATGGTATCTTCAACACCTGTCCGATGTGAATCCAATGTCCTGGGTTTTTCCTATTTCGTGGATCTCTTTTAATCATTGCTGCTTTATTTGCATTCCATATTTTTCTCCACCCTAACCCGTTATCCTTGTAATATTTTTTCGATAAAGCCCATAATGTGTCGCCTCTTTTGACTTTATGAGTTTTTTCCTTTGGCGTTACTGAGGGTCTTGATTTCTTTGGTTTTGGCGGTGTCTTGACTTTCACCTTTATTTTTCTAACGGAAACAAATACATACTCCTTCAACATCAAGTCATAAGTAAGATCACCGACAGCCCCTCCCTCTTCACCATAAGTGAAATTTTCAATTGATACAGGTATATTAATCGATGTTCCTGTCACTAGAAATCGAAGTGGCTGCTTTGATTTCTTCCACTTTTCAATTCTGTTAACAGCGTCCCACGGCTTTGGCGGATTGTTATATTCGACTAACGGGCTCATGTGAGCTGGGAAAAATGAGGAAAACTGCAGCGTTTTAGCCACAGGATCCTGCAAGATAGTGACCTCACCTAAATTAGCGATGTCAACAGTCTCGTTTTTTGAAGCATTACTTATATCCAAAGAGCTGGGGAGAACAGGTAGTCTCAATCTCTCTTTGTTATCATTTGTGGATAACCAGAACTGATATACACTTTTACTCATACACTACCAACTCCCCGCCTTCGTCATATTCTTCCTTCAACTTCTTCTCAATTGCATCCACTGCTATATCTGCGACTTTCTCTGCATCCATTTCGTCATTGTAGTAATTATCACCAGTAATCTGAACAATGATATCCCGTCCAGATCCACCTTTACCAGAGTCTCCTTTTACAACAGAAATAACGGTAGTGACTTGCTCCTGCGGCAATGTTGCGGTTGCTGCACCAACTATACCTCCATAAGCATAAGGCTTTACCCCGAGCAATTGACCCGTTTTTTCATACAAACTCATAGCACGATCACGTCTATTGGGAGATAAAGGAATGATTGCTTCTGGTCCTGCTTCGCCAACTAGACCCAAGTGCGGTCGAGTGATAAAGCCACCATTCGCATGTTCAGCAGCACTTTGTCCTCTATCACGTCCTACATTGAACGATTCACCCAACCCGCTTGCCATGCTCTTAATGCCTTCCCATGCGGTTGTAGCCCAACCTTTAACAGTTTCCCATTTACCACTCCACCAGTCTTTGCTGAATAAAGTTTCGTTGATTTTCTCTTTCGCAGAGTTCCAGACACTCGTAAATGTATCCCATTTATCTTGAGTCCATCCTTTAACGGATTCCCATTTGCCGCCCCACCATTCGGAGCTAAAGACTGTTTCGCTGATTTTATCAGTAATGGAATTCCAAATAGTTACTGCTGAATCCCACTTCTCCTGTGTCCAACCCTTAACGCCTTCCCACTTTTCGAGCCACCAGCCAGAGTTAAAGACTGTGTCAGATAATGCAGTTGTTATGGATTCCCAAACCACAACGGCAGAGTCCCATTTCTCTTGCGTCCAACCTTTGACCGACTCCCAATGGCCAAGCCACCAGTCGGAACTGAATACGGTTTCTGCAAAAGCTGTTTTTACAGATTCCCATATTTCAACGGCAGAATCCCACTTTTCAGAAGTCCATTCCATGACAGCATTCCACTTGTCTGTCCACCAAGCGCCATCGAATATTGTCCCTTCGGTGAGCTCCTGAACTTTGCTCCATTGTTCGCTCCACCAGTCCCCGCTAAAGATTGTTGACTCAAGGTAACCCCAGACAAACCCAGCTTGTTCCGCCCACCAATTAGCACTCAAGAATGTTGATGTGGCAAACCCTTTAACGGATTCCCAATGTCCTAGCCACCAATCCGAACTGAATATAGTGCTTGAGATTGTATCTTTAACGCCGTCCCAGATTTCTACTGTGGAGTCCCATTTATCAGATGTCCAGTTTTTTACGGAATCCCAATGTCCCAACCACCAGTCGGAACTGAACAATGTACTTCCTATTGCATCTTTAGCGGTATTGAATTTATCAGAAACCCAAGAGGCTGCATCTGAAGCCCCCTCTTTTATCGATGACCAATTATCACTAAACCAGTCGCCGATGGCTGAACCACCAATCGAACCAAGGATACCGCCGAGTATTCCGCCGATTGTTGTGCCAATCACAGGAACTACAGAACCAATTGCCGCTCCTGCTGCCGCTCCTGCCATACCGCCACCGATACCACCAGCAACTCCTGCTTTTTCCTCTTTCGGCGCTGTAGCAAGTGCTAATCCGCTAAGCAATGTACCTAAAACTGGAATTCTTTTTCCGAAATTCCCTATTTTCGTTAACGCCTTTGGAATCTTCGGTGCTTTTGTAGCAGCATTAGGTACATTCAATACTGGCTTCGCGCCTCTATCGAACCAAGGGTTTCTGTAATCTGGTTGTTTATTCCTGCCAAAGAGCCTCGAAAACCACCCTCCACCCTTTCCACCACTCGTAGGTGTCGTTGGTGTTTTTCCTCCAGGTGGAACTACTGGAGGTTTGCCTTTTCCTTTGCTGAATAATCCCCCGACTTTCTTGCCCTGATCCCAGAACCATTTACCTGTTTTGAATATACCGCTTATCCCTCTGAATAATGGAGTTAAAACTAAGGAGAGTATCGATCCCGCAATAGCGGTCGCTATTCCCGCTCCAGCGAACCCTTCAACGCTAGGATTTTTGAAAGCGTCCGCCCACATGGAGCCAATGCCTTTTATTCCTTCTTTTATTCCCCATGTAACACCTTTAAATATCGCCTCTCCGACATCTTTGCTGACATCAGCCATTAATGGTCGTCCTGTTTTATTCCACCATTCTCCCAAGTCGTCCATAATGAACTTTACTTTTCCTTCAAAATCAAGATTTTTAAAGTCGTCATTTTCAAGATAGTTGGTTCTAATGTGTGAAAATCCGTTTTCCAACTTGGAAAATAGCCACTCAGACGCATCCAGTCCCGCTTGCTGAACAGTATCTTTCCATCTACCCCACGTTTCTTGGTTATTATCAAGCCAGGTAGTGATTGCATCCAGCCGTGGTTTCATGGATTCTAGAATGCCGACTCCAGCCTCACGGAATATGGATGACGTGTAACCACGTAATGTAGCCAATTGTCCAGATGCTGTTTGGGAGAACTTTTTCGCACCGTCCTCAAACCTACTATCCATTAGATCGAGAAATCCCGACCATCCCATATCATCGTAGTCATCAGCTGTTATCTTCATGTTGTAGCCTTTGAGTAATTCAAATTCACCCATTTGAGCTGACGCCAATGCTTCCATTGCGTCTTCGACAGTACGGTTAGGTGTTAAGGCTGCCATGTTTGAAGCAATTGTTAATAATTGTTTAGCGTCAGCGATATTCCCATCAGTTACACCGATTCCTCGTGATAAAGCTGGGAATAGCTCAACAGAACTGAATGGAGTGGAGTCAGCAAACTGTCCCATCCATTGCACTAATTCATCCGCTTGCTTCTTGTTGCCATCCAACCAATGCTGCATAGCAACTTCATAGCCTTCGAAGTTCATCGCAGAGCCAATTGTAGCACTCGTCAAGTTACCTAATCCGACGACAGCCAAAGTGACTGTAATCATCGTGGGTATGGAGAATAAAGCTCTTCTTACTGTTCCGATAATCCTAGACGCCCGATCCCACGCCCTAATCGTGAAATCACGGTATCTAGGAATGGCGGTTCGGGCAAACGAAGCTATTCGACCCACCGTTTTAGTAGCTATGTCGATAGCTCGAACAGAGAAGTTATAACCCTTAGACAATGCTCTTCTTGCATAATTAGCTATTTTATGCAAAACAGGCGTCGCCCTATCTCTCGCAGCAACCATCAACATGTATGGTACAGAGAGATGCCTTCCTGCATAGCGTCTTATTCTTTCAAGCACCGTTCTCGTTCTATCTTGAGCCCTAACAATTAAATCATGAGTCCTTGGCATTCGTCTTTTAACAAATGTATTAATTCTATTAAGCGGTCTCGTCGCTTGGTCTCTTAATTTAACAAACATCGTATGCGTCTTTGCGATATCCTTGAGGACAAACCTGTGAACTCTGTTTAATTTTCTAGTTGCCTGATCTCTAACTCTGAGAGTAATGGGTCTGTTCAGTTGGTCTCTTGATTTTTCAAGTTTTTTCGTATTGTCGCTGATGGTTTTTAGCTTTTTAGAGATACGGTCTTGCAAATCGAATCTCGCTGTCAGTTTGGCCATGAGTTATTCCCTCCCTTACTTTTTATTTTTCTTCGCTTCCTTTGCCAACTCTTCAAGTTTTACGGATATCAATCCATAGAGGAATGACTTGAATTTGTAATCAGCTTGGTACATTTCTAATAATTGAGATGGTGAATATTTGAGTTCATGCATTGCATAATACATATAAACCGCCTCTTTATTCCCATCCCTTATTAGTTTTTTACTATTTCTTCCAAGTCCTCAACGTCATCATCGAATCCGTTCACTTCTGCAGCCTTGGCAATCCAGTTGGAATATTCTCCAGGAACATGTAACATTTTCTTTGCCACTTCTACTGGATCCTCCGTTTTATATGCTTTTCTAAGTTCTACAGCTTTGAAATCTGGATAAACAGTTGATTCCACAGCGATTCGAGCCATGAAACGTGCGTTATCCAATTCTTTACCGACAACACGATTATTTTTAACTACGGATTTTAAGCTCGTTTTTTCCAATTCATCAACACGATCGGTTGTGATTGGTTTAAAAACAAATGGGATGACGTTCCCTTTACCGTCCTTAAACCGTCTCGATATGGGAGCTTTGATTTCCTCCGCATCCTCTGCTTTGCCTGGCATAAAAAAGGATAAATCCATTGGTTGTTCATTGTTTGACATATATAAAACCTCCTAAGTGATATTAAAATAAGAAAAAAGAGCGAAATTAATCGCCCTTATCAATCGAATGTATCTCTTAATGCTTCTGGCAAGTCGAAGTCCTCGAAAGTGAATGGAACTTCCTCTTCCAATGACGCAGCTTCAACATCTAGATTTGCAATCTGAACGCTGTCGAAGTTCACATCATAAAGGGTGACTCGCTCCGTACCACGATTTGCGGTAGGGTCGTCAAGAACCGATTGCATTGTAAAGTACGGATCACGTCCAGATTTGACGTATTCAGCCATAATTTCAATGAATCGTGACGTCACTTTATAAAATGTCGCCGTTCCAGTTCCGCTTGCCCCTGAAGTTTTATGACCCATCATTCTACGACCCATGATAGGCGTTTCCTCTTTTGCTTTTTCGACTGTAGCTTCATAAGTTTTGATATACGCTAATTCCTCACCATCGAGAAACAAGCGTCCTTCTTTACCGTTAATGGTATCTCTTGCTCGAAATGCCATGTCTTATCTCACCTCCACTGCAAAGTAGAATTTCTCTGCGGATCCAACAGGCTGAATACCGACATTAACAACAAAACCGTCACCAGCTGCAGTAATTTCAATCTGGATGTCTTCTTGTGGGTCGAAATTCATAACAACTCCATCATCTTGAAGTACATTCAGGTATAGCGCTACCGCAGTTTGAACAATCGATACACCGTCTGGAGAAACAGGAATGTCCTCACCTGTCCGCTTACGATTACGAATAATATCTTTGAAGCTACGGAAAACATCATTGTGAAATGCATCAATAATGCGGATGATTTTGTTCTGCGAGAACTTAGCGTTTGAAGCAAGAGAGTTCTGGTCTTTTTCCACAGTCACAGTTTTGTCTCGAGCGTCAAACGTGAATAAGAATTCACCTTTATTTAATCGCTCTACAGTTTCGTCATGGTCAAATCGAGGCTCAACGTCGATAGCACCTTCGTATTCCATAAATGTGAGTGATTGCCTCAATGAAGCTCCAGCGGTTGCACCAGCCACCCAAGCGACTGCCTCGTTAGGTGTTAAAGTTCTCCCGCCTTCTAAAACAACACCATTCGTAACATTAATAATTCCTTCATAGTTTGCAGCATGACCAGAGATTACACCTTGAACTTTAATCCCTTGATCCTCACGCAATCTTCTTATGAATGAAGAGAACGTCACCTTCAATTCTTCTTCAGTAACTGGTAAAGCAGCTACATCGAATGACTCTGTTTCCAGCGCAGAGAAAAATTCGGTGTAAGCACCCGTGACTGGAGCTGAATCACTACCTCCTGTTAAAGATGTTGCTGCAGTATCAGTTAAAACACCAGTACCCGTGAAAGTCACGTAGCTGTTGTCGTTCAGTTCATCTGCAGTCTTGACGGTCTGTGTGTCGATTTCTCTATTTTCGAAGAATGTTGTAACATCCTTAGCCGTTTCATCGATAACATTAGTGGCAATTTGTATCGTGATTTCATTCCCCTTTGAACCGCCATAACGTGCTGTAGCTGTTAATCCATCACCTAGATCCGCTTGCGCTTTCTCCCCCTCATTAACCCGATAAACAAGCACCTCGCTGGCATGCTTTCTAATCTCCCTTAGCAGGTACAGTGAAGGGTCTGATATGTCTAATCCCAACTTTTCGAGAGCGTCTGACTCTCTGGCGATTTCAACTATCTTGCCTGATTCTCCCCACGGCAAAGCCAAAGGGATTGCAGCTCTACCACGGTCGCCAGTTGTGATACGATCATTGGCACGTTCTGTGAAATTGAAATAAATACCTGGTCTCACTTTTTCTTGACCTGGAGTAAATGTTCCGCCTTTCATTGTTTAACCTCCTTATTTAAAAATGTTTTGATACGCTTTTCCGCATCCGCTTTTGTAAGCTGCGTTTCCTTCACATTAAAAAAAGCACCGTCTAGAACTTCGGGTTTTACCCCAAATAATTCTTGACTATGCTCTCTTAAAACGTGTATATAAAACTTCTTTTCCTCCACCTTTGTCTTGGCAGGTGTAGGCTTTTCTGATTGCTTGCTTTTGTTGCTCATTTATTTCACCTCACTATTTAGTTCAATGCTGTTAGCTACTGGCCACTCTTGACGACTGTAGTGATAACTACTTTCCCATTGGAGCACAATCGTAGCTACTCCACTATCGCCAATTCTTGTTTCAATTCTCGTCATGCGGATATAATCGCCTGTTGGCTCGCCTTCTGGATCTACCAAGGGGATTATATTCCTGTTTGACCTGATGGCATCTGCAATTAGTTCTGCTTTTTCATTGGCGATAGTTGAATCCTCATGAAACAACTTGACCGACAAGCTGTAAACTTTAATAAACGTCATGTTGGTATCGTTTTCGTCAAATGTTATCGGTGCAGGGAAGTACAATGAAGGTACTTTAAAATCCTTGGGAACTTCTTTTTCATACACCTTAACAGGGAACAATTTATAAAAATAACTCATTATTGCCCCGATTTCTGGATTCAATCAATCACCTCCTCTTAAAACGTGTCGTCAATCCACTCCTGCAATAGTCGTTCTAGACCTTTTTCGAAAATACGATCGAATATGGCGAGAGCACTATCCCAATATCCAGTTCCATCAACCCAAGTGAACTTTAAAAGCATGCCTGTGTCAGCTCCTGGGTCATATCTGAATCTGTCACCAGACCAATAACCTGGAACCCACCGCCTGTCCTTGCCTTTGCTTGGGTCAATAGTAAAGTGACCGTCATTGACATAGGATGCATAATGAACGTTCGTCCCCACATCAAGTGTAAGTCCGCCGTCTGACGCGCTCCAGTAGTTTTCTCTGTCCCCTTTTTCAAAAGAGTTCAGTAAACGTCTGGTGTCTACAGTTCCTGTTCTAATTATTTCGTCTTGAATGAGATCGAGAAATTCCATGCCCATTGCTTCCAGCCATGCCTTTAGTTCGTTTTCCAAATCGCCATCTGCAGCCTTATCAATCGCTGTTATAAATTCGTCTAGACCATCAATGTCAAACTTCAAGTGTTTTCACTCCTATACACGACTACCTCAATATGGTGATTCTTTACCAGTCGTGGTTTTCGAGCCGTATAAGCAATTCCGTCCCAAACGACCTTATCACCCAATTGAATGTCGGTGGATTTTAGAAAATGGACATCATACACCTCTGTGATGACTTGGTTAGGCTCTGCTTGGACAACAGTTTGATTGTTTTCAACAAAGTAACTTCTAACGTTTTCGTAATCTGGTTCGTCTGAATAGTAGCGCTCTTTTTGCAAATCTTTCGCATCGATTCCATAAGTTGGTCTTGTGGAATCTTTTGTTTTCATCCGATAGATATCACATCTATCGGTTAGTAGTTTTCGATAGCTCATAATGCCCTCATCCTTAGAAAAACATTGCCGTTAGACGACTCTTCCTTTTTGACGAATTCACTTATTAAGTCGGATATGTCAGGAATGGTCAACTTCGAGCCGTCTTGCAATGTGTAAGAATAATCACCTATCTTTTCAGACTTGTATCCTTTAGCCATTGACTCATCGCTGTTAACCAATGCAAAAAACTGAGCTACCTTCAATAGAGCCAGTTTTAGCTTATCAGGCAATGGCTTGTACTCTTCGAATGGTTTTTCCAGCTTGCTTTCAACATAAGTGACCGCTTCTAAGATATCCATTTTTAGATGATCATCATCTCTCTCGAGCACATCTTCAAAAACAGAATAACTTTTCAAATCAGAGGGAGTAATAGGCATCGCTATCACTCGCTCTCTTCTTGTTTTTCTTCCTGCAATTGTAAGATTAGAGCAATGCGCTCATCTTCGTTACTTGTTTCTTCTGGATTACCGCCCAAGTCGACGATAAGCTCACGCTGTTCATCAGCATTTAACTTCTTGATGGACGATTTCGTATGCTTTTCTTTCTCGCCTGCGTCATCCTGACCATTTGCGTTTGAGCCTTCTTGTTTTTCATTGGGATCAGTAACCAATTCGAGATCAGAGTAAGTTTTTAAGAGTTGCTCACTTTCCTCCTCGGAAACTTCTACTGGTTTTTGAGCATGAAAAAAGCGTCCGCCACCAATGTGGAAAACGCCTTTTTTGCTTTTATATTGAACTTTGGCCATGAAAAGCGCCTCCTTTCTAGTAAATGTTTATAGTTTATCTCCAGTCATCCATGCAACGGCATCGACTTCACGAACAATTGCGTCTAGGTAAGCATAAAGAACATGATAAGTTGCGTCTTTTGCCGCAGCAGTCGCACCGTCAGCAGTACGAATGTAACGTAACTGACGAGTGAATACTGGTTTCAAGTTGGACTTAGGTGTTAATGCAGCGAATCCACTTTGCATTTCCGCCACTACTTCAACAGGGTAACCAGCCAAACGAGTGATTTTTCCATCTTGAAGTACCGCATCACCGAATCCAGTTTGACGTTCTGAAACTAATGCTACCAACTTGTCATTGGTTGCCTGAGTAATGAACCAAGTGATATCCGTGTGGCTTTTGAAACGCTCTGGAAGTACCTGGATATGGTTCACAAAGTCCAAGATAGTTAGATCAGCCGCTGCTAAATCCGTTTTGTTAGGTGACTGCTTCATTTTCTTGATGAATCCATCAAGAATGTTAAGGAACTCGTCTGGAGTTTCTCCGTCTTCCAATGTTGCGTCAACATCACCGTTAAAGATTAAGTCTTGCAAATCAACAGCGAACTGTCTTTGGATCATATCAATTACTTTTTGCTCTGCGTTGTCACCACGTGCGGCTTGCGAATAAAACACGTCATCATTTTGTAACCACTCGTCCCACTTCACTTTACGAACAGCATATGGAATTTTTCTATTTCCAATTGAGCCTGTTCCAGTTGGTTCATCATTCTTTCCAGCTTGACGTAAACGACGGCGACCTACACTTAGTGCGTCAATGTTACCTGCAGCCACATCACGGTAGATAGGAACTAAGCTATTTAACGTTTTGGCATTGTTAATCGTATCTACTAAGAAAGCCTCTGCATCTTTTACAGCCATTGGAATGTCAATGTTTTTCTTAATTGAAGCAATGGCTGTTTCTTTGTTAATGATTTCTTGGTTAGTTTTCATTACTATTTTTCCTCCTCTTTTTTATTTGCCATTAGCTAAAATGGCGCATATAACCTTTCTCAATGTCTTTTCCTTTGTCGTTGACATCATCGTTATCAGCTTGCTTGGAAATACCTCTTGCTTTCTCGATGTTGTCAAGACGGCTGTTGATAGGGTCTAGTTTCTCATCGAGAGCTTCGGCAAACTGTTTCATGATGTCGCCTGTTTCAGACTCGACTTCACCCTCGCCGTTTTCCTCTTTTTCAAATTCATCTAAACGTTTGTTTATTGGATCTAGCTTTTCATCGAGTAGCTTTTCGATATCCTCTTTTTTCATTTCTTCATCTCCTTTATTTTTACTGATAGGCTTACTATCCAGAGCTTTCTGAATGTCGCCGTTATCCTCGATTTCTTGAAGAATTTCCAAGAACTCTTGGACTCCCTCTTTCAATCGTTCGAAATCGGTAACGTCTGGCGTCATATTGTCCCATAATGAGTTGTAATATATATCATCTAACCCATCCCATGCAGCCCATAAATTGCGACGCTTTTGATTGCGTTCGTAATTGTCTCTGAGCTCGCCTTTCTCTATCTTTTCGCCAGTAAAGAACCTTTTCATCAAATTAAAAAAGCCTTTCATTTCATCGTCACCTTCCGACTTAGAAACAGGCTTTTCATCTTGTTCTTTTTCAATTATTTCTGCAGTTCCAGCCATGCTGTAACCAGTTATTTCGCCTTTTTTGATATCTTCCCAAACCTCATCGCTTGCTTTGGTGACAAGAACCCATGAACCCTTAACAATTTCATGTTCGCCAATCTCAAAATCTGCAGGAGCGATATATGACTCCACTACCTCACCTACGCCACTTTCGAAATCGTGCTGCTTGTCGATGTTTCGGGCATCCTTAACAAAACCGTGAGCTGCTTTTTCTATTTCAGCAGCGCTCATAACGTCTCCGTGAGCGTCCTCAACATCGGGCTCATAGACAACTCCATAAACAAGCTGCTGCTCTTCATCCTCTTTGTTAATGAACACCTTTACTTCTTTCTTGAAGTCGGGCTGTTTTTCCGATTTCGTGAAAAAGAACTGCTTCTGATTAGCTCCTTTATCCACATATGAAACGTGAGTAATGTTGGCGTTGATTAGCTCTCTAGCCATTTAATATCACCTCCCTTCAAGCGATTATATAACCAACAATCTGGACATCGCTGTTTCTTTTTAGTTTAAATTCGTCATCATACGCCTCGTTCAGGTATTTCAATTTATCTTTTAACTCTTGATGATTGGTAATCACTTCAACCGCTCCAGTTGGTAAACGGACTGCGGTAACCACGACATTCGGACTCGGCATGTGCTCTAATTCAAGTAACTCTTCTTGAAATCTCTGTTTTAAACCCGCCACTTTAACACCTCCTAGTCGGATAATTCATCTAAAACTTCTTGCCTGATGGCTTCTTTCTCTTCCTTGCTCATTCTTAAAATGCCCTCATCAACATCTGGGCCTAACACACAACCGCAGTTCACTCTATTTTTTGCACTAAACGAAGGATCCCGAGGATACAAACCCTCTTCACCGTCTACTAAAAAATAATCATCCACAGGAATGGTGACCCCGTCCATAGCCATGTGCGTTTCTCTTGCTGTTATCTTCTTGTTCCCGCTATGCTTCCACGTTTTTCCCACTACGGATGGACTTTGAAGAAAAGATTCATAATGAGCCCGACTCGATGCAGTCAATATCTCAGTCCTTGCAGTAGTTCTGGCTCTCTTTCTGTCAAACTGAGATAATTCTTTTATTTTTAGCTCGGCATCTGCAATGGAATCGCCGTTTGTTATGGCGTCAAGTAATTCCCTTTCAAGTGCTTCATGTGTGTTTAATTGCATGATTTCGCCCAAATCACTCGACCAACTTCTAATCCAGTTAGTAGTACGGTCGGATAAGGCTTCCAGCATTATGTCTGGGTCAATGGATTCCATCATGATATTTGCTAACTCTTCGATGGTCAACTCTAAAAACTTTGCTGTTTCTTCCCCGAATTCGTCCGCAAACTCATCTGCGGCAAATAAGTCAGTCTTTAAATACAAAAGAAACGCCTCTATGGTGATTGAATCATTTTTAGATATAAATGTATTGAATGCATCTAAAAATCGTTTACGCTGTTCCCTGAGCAATTTAGCGACCACTTTCTCGTACTCTTCTACGAGCTCTGGTATTTTTTCTAGCCCTGGAAAGTCTGATACGTTTTCTAAATCATCATCATTTGTCGCTTTTTCTATGAAATCATTCAGGCTTTTTAATAGTTTATTTATTTTTTTCATGACTGCAGCCCCTCGAGAACATCTCGCATATCTTTTAGTAAGTTAATAAGATCGGACTGACTATCGCTCGATTTTTGGACATTAAGCAAACCTGACAACGGATTATCAACTTCACGAAGCAACGCCTGCAAAGGAATATTGTATTCGTCGGGAAACGGATCTAATTTTGTTCCTAAGACTTTTTCAAGCAATGGTCTCAAATCGTTAGGAGAAACAGCTCCCGCTTGGATAAACGGGTCTAAAACCTTTGAAATTTCTACTGGATCATGGAAGTCAGCGCCTTTTACACCTAGTTTCACGTGGCTAAATCCCAGCGGTTCAAGGAATAAAGTGTTTAAAACTCTGGCTAATACCTTTCTTTCAGGCTGAAATACTTGTTCCTCAGTAACTTTTCTGGCTGTATCAGCCGTAGCACGACTAAATTCCTGTGCCTCTCCTGTGTAAAGTGGCGGTAAACGGAATGCAGAACGAATTTTTGTCCTAGTGTTGTTGTCATACTCAAGGAACAATGCGTCCTGCTGCAATACCTCTGCTAACGATTTTATTTCCACCTTAGCTGGAACAACTTTTTCCTCACCATGAATAGTGCTTTCTTCGACAGTTCCCATCGCCTCGAGCAACAAAAATTTGTGAGCACCATCTGTTCCTTGCAGCTCATTCATGTATTCTTGAAGCTTTTCATACGAACTATCGTCCAGCCTGCCATTAGAAACAGTGATTGCTGCTGGAATGTGACGACCGTTGCTAAAATACATTAAGTTTAATTCCTCGGCTTTTCGTGCCCCATAGAGACTGATTAATGTACCAATCCATCTCGGCTTTCCATATGTTCCGCTTCCGATTTTAAGATGAACTATTTCATTGGCAATAAGGTGTTCTGGAGTGTTCTCGTCAAACTTTCCTGTCGCTAGATTCATTGTCCTAGGATCGCCATACTCTTTGAAGTATACTTTCTTTCCGTCGACCATCTGGACATATCTTCTAAATTGCTTCCAGCGGTGAGTCTTTTTTTCTTTTCCATTTTCCAAAATGGTATACTCCACTTTTTCATGAACGGTTTTTTTACAGACTCTCATGTATTGAGCATCCACATATTCAATTCCAACAGGGTCGCCCTTGCCGTTTCGAATAATTTCCATATAACCGTTACCCGTCTTCTCCTTATCGTCTATAACGTACCCTAAAACGACTTCTGGAGATTCGTCCAAATTCAAATAACGAATAAATTCATCAAGTCTAGTCCATTCTTCTTGAGCTTGTTTTTTTAATTCTTCTTTTATTTCCTCTGAATTGATGTCTATTTTATACTCAGGCTCAATCCCGAATTCGACAATGTTTGTTTTATACGCATCAATGCATTGCTGCAGGATGGAAGAATAATCACCCATTAATTTTAATTCTCTTAAATTATAGGGTGGTGCTATTATATCCCCCTGACCATATGCTCCAGCGAAATCATCTTTGTATATTTGTTTGGACTGATCGGACGCTTTAATAACCCTTGCCCTAACGGTTGTTTCTTCTGCCATAGATTACCTCCTCCTTCCTGCTGGTCTTTTACCTGATGAACGACCTTTATTTTGTGCCTCGTCTTTTAGATCAGCAACTTCATAGCCATCCAATCCATACCAAATAGCCTCAAATGTATGGGGGTCAATGTTGAACTCGTCATATATCGTTTTTCCTTGTTTGTCCTTTTTGTAAGTGAGAGTCTTTAATTCCCTTATCGTGTTCTTGCACTCATCGGAGCAAATGATTTTCCTGAACCTTTTAACCTTTTTCGTGTTCTGCAGCCGTGAACCATTGTACTTTTTAGCACCGAACATGTTGAATCCTTGTTGCCTGTAAAACTGAATAGTCTTGGGCTCTGCAGAATCAGAAATAATCTTTTCTTTATGCAGACCGTGCTTTTTCAATTCCTTTTCGGTTTTGTCATCGGTCATATTGTTTTTGTAATATTCCCAATAAATATAAAGATACTTTTTATCAGGATCCACAGCCAGACGCAAAACAGCATTATAAGATTCGACGAAACCGAAGTCCATACCAACACGCTTGATAGGATTACTGATATTTTCAATCGCCTGCATGACGTCACTATGAGACTCGACCATAAATTGCGGTAATACCCTAGTTCCGCTAACACCAAAATGACCTTTCCGAGCAACTCGGTAAAGATCTGGGTCATAATTCTTCATATCCTCCAGCTGCTCGATGTAACTTTCAGGTAAGAATAAATTATCATCTGCAGTAGAGTGGTGATAATAAGTATTGCCGACGACAATAGTTCGCTTTTCATAGAGTTCTTGGTCATCAAGAATGAAAGTCTCGTTTAGTTCATCTTTAAAGAAGTGCGTATATGTCCAGTTTTCCTCAGATACAGGGTTTGTTGAAAGAATCATATATAAATCTAGGGTAGGGTGTCGCAAACGACCGATTAGCTCTTTAAATCCTTCATACTTTATTTCTGAACACTCTTCCAGCCAAATTAACGACACATTGTGAATGGATTTTAACTTGGCAGGCTTATCCATACCCTTGAATATAATTTTAGATCCATTAGAGAACCTTAATTCATATGGACTCTCTTTCGCTTTGATTTTCCCTCGAGCAATTCTTCTCCTGCCTGAATCATCCAATAGACCAAGCTCATCTATAATCTCGGTAAATAAAGCAAATGTGCTGTCTTTATGAGTTTCATAGACTTCACGAACAACAAGAGCCGTCCGCTTTTCTTCTAATAGTTTAAGGACAATTTTCAATGCCACGTGATAGGACTTCGATGAACCGTATCCACCTACCAACAGTTGAAACTTTTGATTCCAATCAAATAGAAAATCATCAAAATGAGGGTTAACTTCTT